CGTTTGAAAGTTGTAAATGGCTAAATCACCAGCATGGCAACGCAAAGAAGGCAAGAATCCAAATGGGGGCTTAAATGCCAAGGGCCGAGCCTCTGCGAAGAAAGAAGGGCACAACTTGAAACCTCCGCAACCAGAAGGCGGATCAAGGAAAGACTCTTTCTGCGCCAGAATGGAAGGTATGAAGAAAAAGCTGACATCCGCAAAAACAGCGAAAGACCCGAACTCTAGAATTAACAAAAGCCTGCGGGCTTGGAAGTGTTAAATGGAAATGGTTATATGGAACTCAATCTTGTCCGCTTTCTCTGCTGTACTCATATGGGTATGGAAAGATAAGTCAGACGAGCTTAAGCGGGTGGAAATCCTGCTCAACCGGACACGCGAGGAGGTAGCACGTGACTACGCAACTAATTCAGAAGTGCAAAGAATTACTGACCACATTGACCAACGCTTTAACAAACTTGAAGCAAAAATTGATCAGCTTATTCAAGCGGGTAAATGATGCCAAGCACAAGTAAAAAGCAACACAATTTCATGGAAGCCGTGGCTCACAATGCCGCGTTTGCCAAGAAAGCAGGAGTCCCACAGTCTGTGGGTAAAGATTTTTCAACTGCCGATAAAGGCAAAACATTTAAACGAGGTGGTGAAATGGCTACAAAAATGGGCAAACCAACGATGAAACCCGGCATGAGTACCGCTAAAGACGGTATGAAAGCTCTTACTCCTATGGCTAAACCCGCTATGGCTGGTAGCACTACTGGCATGGGTGGTGGTATGGGAATGATGAAGGGCGGCGGTAAAGTCAAGAAAATGGCTTCTGGCGGCTTTGTTCGTTCGGCTGACGGTATCGCATCTAAAGGCAAGACCAAGGCTAAACAAATCAAAATGGGCTCTGGCGGAGCTTGCTAAGGAGTCATCATGGCTGATGTTAAATATCCAGACTACACCCCAGTGGACGAACCAGTCGTTAAAGACTATAAAGTTCCAGCCGCTGGTAGTGGTATTAGGGTTGAAAAAGAACCTAAACCTATGCCAAAGCCAGTTAAGAAAATGGCTTCTGGTGGCTCTGCCTCATCTCGCGCAGATGGTATTGCTCAAAAAGGCAAGACCCGTGGCACTATGGTCATGTGCGGTGGTGGATACGCAAAGGCTAAAAAATGATGGCGAGTCGTGGTATGGGCGATGTCCGTGCCTCTAAAATGCCTAAAGCCAAGACGGTTGTTCGCAAGGACAACCCGAATGACGTAGAGGTATATAAGAAAGGCGGCGAAGTTTGGGATAAACCAAACCCAGCTAAAAAGCATAAGAAGCTGTCGCCAGCAAAAAAAGCTTCAGCTAAAGCTTCGGCTAAAGTCGCTGGTCGTCCGTATCCTAATTTAATAGATAACATGAAGGCTGCTAGATAATGGCATATACCGCCGGTACAGCTACTTTTAATCTAGACCTCAATGACATCGTTGAGGAGGCGTATGAGCGGGCCGGTATTGAGGTTCGTACTGGTTATGAGTTTCGTACTGCACGTCGTTCGCTTAATCTATTGACGATTGAATGGGCAAACAGGGGTATCAACCTTTGGACTATTCAAGAAGGTCAGATCGTTCTAAATACTGGTCAAAACATCTATCCGATCCCAGATGACACGATTGATCTTCTTGACCACGTTATTCGCCAAAACAATGGTACTGCTAGTACCCAAAGTGATATCAACATCACACGTATCTCTGAGTCAACTTACTCAACTATCCCAAACAAACTTGCTAATGGTCGCCCTATCCAAGTTTGGATAAACCGCCAAACTGCCCAAACAAACGCTACATCTGTGACCTTAAACGGCACGATTACTAGTACAGACACTACAATCACAGTCAGCAACGCTTCTGGTTTGACTACAACTGGATTTATTAAGATTGATTCAGAAACTATTAGCTATTGCAATATCAGCGGGAATCAGTTACTGAACTGTAACCGTGGACAAAGTAACACTACAGCCGCAGCCCACACTACTGGCGCGGCTATCTATGTACAGAATTTGCCTTGTATCAACGTATGGCCTACGCCTAATTCGGGCGGTAACTATGTGTTTGTTTATTGGCGTCTGCGCCGTCTACAAGATGCTGGTAATGGCGTAAACGTAGAAGATATCCCATTCCGTTTAATCCCTTGTCTGGTGGCAGGGCTAGCGTTTTATATCGCGGCTAAACGTGCGGATGCAAATCCTGAACGTATTATTTTTCTTAAGTCTGAGTATGAACAGCAGTGGCTGTTAGCGTCTCAAGAGGATAGGGAGAAGGCGTCGGATCGGTTTGTTCCTAGGCAGTTGTTCTACTAAGGTGAGCTATGCCTAGTAAGTTTGCTTCTGGTAAGTATTCAATTGCGGAATGTGACCGATGTGGGCAGAGGTACAAACTTAGCCAACTGAAGAAGGAAGTCATCAAGACTAAGCTGTTTCAGATCAAGGTTTGTCAGTCTTGCTGGGATCCAGATCAGCCGCAGTTGTCTCTTGGACTCTATCCTGTTAATGACCCACAGGCGGTGCGCGAGCCTCGTCCTGACGTAAGTTACCAAGTTTCTGGTAATCTTGCTGATGGTTATAACGGGGGCGGAAGTAGGATAATTCAATGGGGATGGAACCCAGTAGGTGGGTCATCATTTTTCGATGCCGAACTAACTCCAAATAACTTGGCTTTAGCGGTGCAATTGGGTACAGTTACGGTAGCAACAACTTAGGAGTTGAACATGGCAAAAAGTGACAGCAAAGAAGATATGAAAATGGACGTGAAGCAAGACAAGGCAATGATCAAAAAAGCCTTTAAGCAACACGACATGCAAGAGCATAAAGGTGGTAAAGGTACTACTTTGAAACTCAAAAAAGGTGGCCCTACATCTGAAGATCGTATGAAATTTGGACGTAACCTTTCCCGTGCTAAAAATCAAGGGAGCAAGTAATGGCTACATTTAGCAAAAAAGTAATGGGTAAAGAAGTTGGTTCTGCCAGCACTTATGCCCAACCACACAATATGTCTGGTAAAAGCGTTACTGTCGAAGCAAACCCCGGCAAAGAGCCTAACCGTAGTAAGTTAGATTCTTACGACGTGAGCGTTGGTAACATCAGCAAATCCGCTGGTAATGAACCAATAAAGACTGACGGAATCAAAATTCGCGGTACTGGCGCAGCTACCAAAGGCGTAATGGCTCGCGGTCCAATGGGCTAAAACATGACTTACCAAGAGTTGTACGATGCTATTCAGTCGTATACGGAAAATAATTTTCCAGCTTTTGACCTAGCAAGCGGGTCAACAGACACGACTACTGAACAAATTAACCGCTTTATTCAGCAAGCGGAGCAGCGCATCTACAACACGGTGCAGTTTCCCTCATTGCGTAAAAACATGACGGGTAATCTTCAGGCAAACAATAAGTACCTTAAAGCCCCAGATGATTATCTTGCTACATATTCTTTAGCAGTTATTGATTCATCTGGTGTTTATACATACCTTCTAAACAAAGACGTTAACTTTATTAGGGAAGCGTATCCAGATCCAACATCTTCGGGGCAACCTAAGTACTACGCGTTGTTTGGTCCTGCTATTGTTGGTAACGCAATTACAAATGAACTGACGTTTATTCTTGGCCCAACACCTGATACTGTATATACAGCCGAACTACATTTTTACTATTACCCCACGTCAATTACAACTGCGGGCACGTCTTGGCTAGGGGACAATTTTGATACTGTACTGTTGTACGGTTCTTTGGTGGAAGCCTATACATATATGAAGGGCGAGACTGACATGCTTGCCTTATACGATGGCAAATACAAAGAAGCTCTTGCTCTTGCTAAACGCCTTGGCGATGGTATGGAACGTCAAGACGCATATCGTTCTGGTCAATATAGACAGGCGGTGACTTAATGGCTTTTACGGGCAACTTTACCTGCAACGTCTTTAAGACGGGGTTAATGAATGGGACGTACAACTTTACAAGTGGTACGTTTAAGATTGCTCTTTATACCAACTCGGCTACCTTAGATGCGACTACAGCGGCTTATACTGCTGTTGGGGAAACGTCGGGGGGAAATTATGTTGCTGGTGGTCAAACTTTGGTAATTGCCCAGACTCCTACTGTGGGAGCAAGTGGAACAACCGCATACATCTCATTTAACAACGCTGCTTGGACAGGCGCAATTACCGCTAGGGGTGCGTTAATCTATTTAAGTGGTAGCGGTAATCCTGCCGTTTGCGTGCTGGATTTTGGTAATGACAAAACAAGTATCAACACATTTACCGTACAGTTCCCCGCAATAACAAACACATCAGCAATCATAAGGATTTCATAATGGCATTTGTAACTACAACTAAAGGCGAGATGGACGAATCTCTTCTTGAGAAAAGAGAGGGTTCAGTCGATAATGATATTGAATACACCACTTGGACTGAATATTGGCTTGATGGTGAACTTGTTCACCGCTCCGCGCATGTTCGTTTAAAAACTTCTCCACCGCTGTTTGCTGAAGCAGCATCTCTTACATAAGGAACTATCATGGCAAATACTCAGGCAATGGCCACCTCTTTTATGGGTGAACTTTTGGTTGGCGGACATCAACTAGGGTCTGTGACTCTAGTTTCTCGTACTAGCTTGACCGCACCTACTACTGACACACTAAAAGCTTTGTTGGTATTGGCTTCTGGTACGGTTAACGCTAGCCAGACTAACGTCGGTACTCCCGGTACAGGCACACCTTCTACATCCAACATTGGCACGGCTGAAGTGTCAGGCACTGGATATACCGCAGGCGGCGTAACAGTAACTAATGCAACTGCTCCTACAGCAACTAACTCGTCTTCTACAGCGGGTGTGGCTTATTGGACTCCTTCAGCAAGCATTACTTACTCATCTGTAACTTTGACCACAGCGTTTGATACGATGGTGTTGTACAACTCAACACAAAGCGGCAAAGTCATTAGTATTCACACATTTGGATCACAAACCATTACTGCTGGCAACTTCACATTGACGATGCCAACAAACAGCACGACTCTAGCGTTAATTCGTTTGGCTACAACCTAATAGGGGCGACGAGGTAACTCGTCGTTTAATCCATGTTTGGTATAGCTCCGTTTGCTGGTGCACCATTTGCCTCGCTTGCGGGGCAGACAGTAGTTGTTGCTCTTACCGGCGTTCAGGCATCTGGCGCGGTAGGCACGGCTACGGTTGATGTATCTGTAGCTTTAACTGGTGTTCAGGCATCTGGGGCAGCGGGCACGGCTACGGTTACCATATCTAGTGCTTTAACTGGGGTTCAAGCATCTGGGGCTGTTGGGTCAGTTACACAGTCTAGAACAGTTGCTTTAACGGGAGTTCAGGCATCCGGTGCTGTTGGGTCAGTTACGCAATCTAAAACGCTTGCGTTGACCGGAGTTCAAGCATCCGGTGCAGTAGGGTCTGTAGCTGTAGTAAAGAATTTTGCTCTGACTGGTATTCAAGCCAGCGGCGCGGTTGGTTCTGTTATAGCTACAAAAGCTGTTGCATTGACAGGGGTAGCTGCTACAGGTGCGGTAGGGACAGTATCAGTAACTGAAACGGACGCTGAAACTGGAACTGTAGCGCAAGGTTCGGTAGGTAATGTTGGTCCTAGTGTTAGCATTGCGTTAACTGGTGTTAGCGCATTTGGCGGGGTTGGTAGTGTTGCACCGGGTAAGTCGGCATTTTTGTCAGGGGTTAGTGCAACGGGTAGTGTTGGAACATTTGGTCCTGTAGTATCAGTGGCTACAAATGGGGTGTCAGCAAATGGTTATGTGGGTACACCACTGTATTTTTATTGGACAACAATAAATGATGGCGAAACACCAAATTGGGCTTTAATAGATGACAGCGAAACCGCAAACTGGCAAAATGTCGAAATGACGGTGTAAGGATTAAATATGGCGCTTGTTTTAGCAGATCGTGTAAAAGAAACTACCACAACGGCGGGTACGGGAACAGTGACTCTGCTTGGCGCATCTACAGGGTATCAGTCTTTTGCGGTTGTAGGTGATGGCAATACAACCTATTACACAATTGCATCTCAAACAGGTAATGAATGGGAAGTTGGTGTTGGTACTTACACTTCTTCTGGTACAACATTAGCGCGTACTACTGTTTTATCTAATAGCTCTGGCACACAGCCATCAGCATTATCTTTTTCGGCTGGTACAAAAGATGTGTTTGTTACATATCCAGCGGGATATTCAGTAAATTCAACAAACAATGCTGGAACTTCTGGGCAGCTTCTTACATCAAATGGTACTGGCGTTGCCCCAACATGGCAAACATCAACCGCTGCATCAAAATCCTATGCGCAGGCAATGCGTATTCTGGGACTTGGATAATAAGGAAACAACATGGCTGTAACCAACTTTACCTCTCTTCTTGGCCTAGCGTTACCGACTACTGGTGATCTTTCTGGTACGTGGGGTACTACAGTAAATGATTCCATTACAAGCCTGCTTGACTCGGCTGTGGCGGGTACAACTACTTTATCCGCTGATGCGGATGTAACTCTTACAACAACCAATGGTTCATCTAATCAAGCCCGTAGCGCAATTATTCGCTGGACTGCTAGTAACGGTGCTACAACCCGATACATTACAGCCCCTGCCCAAAGTAAAGCTTATTTCGTTATTAACGACGGCACAGGTTCAATTGTATTTCGTGGCGCAGGTCCCACAACTGGCGTAACAATTCCAACGTCCGGGCGTGCTTTAGTTGCTTGGAACGGTACAGATTTCATCAAAGTTTTAAGTAACCCAATTACACTTACTACAGATGTAACTGGTATTCTTCCAGCCGCAAACGGTGGTACGGGTATAAACGCCCCCGGAGCTTTAAATAACGTACTAGCTTCTAATGGTTCAGGTAGTTGGGTATCTTCTTCAACTGCTTCTGTTTCTACTGGTAAATCCATCACTTTTGCTTTAATATTCGGTTTCTAAGGAGTTCTCATGGCCAATCCAAATATTGTTAACGTAACGACCATCAACGGTACTACAGCCTATGTGCTTCCAGCATCTACGTCGGTATCAGTCGCATGGACTTACGCTGATCCAAGTACCAGCGGCTCTGTAGCTTTGACAGGATTAACTCCTGCATCAGGTACAGTCAATAAAATAAACAACATTGTTGTGTCTAATACGACTGCATCTGCGGCAAACTGTTCGGTAGCAATATCAAACAATCCAACATTTGCAAGCGGTACGGCGTACTACATTGTCTCGGCTGTCTCTGTCCCTGCTAACGCATCATTGATTGTGACTGACAAAACCACAGCGTTTTATGTGACACAGTTCCAATCCGTTGGCGTAATTTCAGGAACTTCTAGTGCACTAACTTATGTTGCATCGTTTGAAGCTATTTCTGCGTAAGGGGTAACCCATGTCGATGCGCTATCAAGCTGGTATTGTTTTACCGGGGTACAACGCCCTGAAAGTTGCTAACGCCCCTACGATTGGAACCGCTACTGCTGGTAGTGGTCAAGTATCTGTTGCGTTTACTGCTCCTGCTGATATTGGTGGTGGAGCTATCTCTTCATATACGGTTGTTTCAACCCCCGGTAATTTTACTACTACAGGCGCATCTTCTCCTTTGGTTGTTTTAGGATTGACTCCGGGAACAGCGTATACTTTTAAAGTAGTCGCTACTAACGCATTTGGCCCTAGCTATCCCAGCGGTGCATCAAACAGTGCAACTCCACCAATACCCCCAACAGTAATTGGGCAAGCGTATGGTGGGGGCTACTATGCTGGGCAAATTTCAACTACAGCAAATGGTGTGGCTACACACTATCTAATAGTTGCTGATGCCACTGTGGGCGTATCCTATGGAACAACATGGGGGACTATGGGAGTTGTCACTGGCGTAACGTCACGCATAAATGGCCCAACAAACTCATCAACTCTTGCTGCTTTAGGAGTTGATTATGCAGCGGCTATTTTTTGCGAAAATTTAAATACAGGTGGATATACTGATTGGTATATGCCCGCCATTGATGAACTTGGGGTAGCATATTATTTCCTAAAGCCTAATACAAGTAACAATAGTACTTCTTATGGGGCAAATTTATACTCGGTTTCACCACAGCCTTACAATACAAACTACGGCCTAACTGATCCAACACAAACTACGTCAACCGATTTTCAAACCGCAGGAGCGCAAGCGTTTCTTGGAACTTCTGGCGATCATTACCAAGCAAGTTTTGAAAATAATTCCAATACATCTAGAGGTGTTGTAGGGAGCGATGGTAGAAACGATGCCAAAAACAAAAACAATACCGCTAGTTATACAAGAGCTTTTCGTAGAGTTCCGGTTTAAAGGGAAATATGATTTACTTATCTATAACTCAAATAGACGCAGTTACAGGCGTTCTTTGCACTGCGGAGCCTATGCGAACAGGCCCATCGTACCCGCAAGTTAAAGGTTTTGTTTTTGTTTGGGCGGACCAATCAAATTGGCCTATTGCTACGACACCTGAAGGCGCACATACAAGAGCGCCACTGTTTTTTGGTACTTGTGACGATGATGCTGATATATCGGTTTCGGGTGTTGTGGCTACCTACACGGCTGAAGAGTATTCTTCCCTGAAGACTACTGAACATCAGGCCCGTAAACCATACTCAAGCTGGATTGGCAATGAGGAAACAATGACTTGGAATGCACCTATTGCAAGACCCACAGACGGGTTCTATCAGTGGGACGAGCCGACAACATCTTGGATTGAGGTAATCAATGCCTAATTTCTCAGGAATCTGGACAGTCACCCAGCAGATGCAAGCAAAGGGTGCAAGCACATGGCCAGCAACGCCCGGTGCGCCTACGATTGGTACGGCTACGGCTGGTACAGCGGCTTGTGCATCTGTAACGTTTACTGCTCCTGCTTGTACAGGTTACCCTGCTGGTGGTATTACTGGCTATAGAGTTATTTCAACTCCCGGTTGTTTCTCAAATACAGGCGCGTCCTCCCCGGTTGTAGTGTCTGGGCTAACAGTTGGAACGTCTTACACATTTAAAGCCCAAGCAACAAATGCAACAGGGTACGGCGCGTTAAGTGCGGCTAGTAATTCAATTACTGCTTCAAGTGCGGGTTCGCAATCGTATACCTGCGTGGGTTCATTCTCTTGGGTTGCTCCTGCCGGAGTTACCTCTGTTTCTGCGGTTGTTATTGGTGGTGGCGGTTATCGTGCTGGTACTGGAATTTCGGGCGGTGGTGGCGGTGCTTTAGCTTATCGTAATAACGTTACAGTTATTCCCGGTAATTCTTATACAGTTGTTGTTGGCGATGTAAATAACAGCAGTGCATTAGGTACTCCAATAAATATTACTGGAGGCGCGGGATTGGCAAAAGCCTATAACGTATGTTGTGGTTATTATCCACAAGGTACTGGAGGCAATCCAGCAGGTTGTTACACAGGTGGCGGGTCAGGTGGCGCGGGTGGGGGTTGCAATACTGCTGGTGGTGGCGGTGGCGCTGGTGGATACTCAGGTTCTGGGGGCGCTGGCGCTGTAAATTCTACACTTAGGAATGGAGAAGCTGGTCTTGGTGGTGGCGGTGGTGGTGGCGGTGGCCCTGCAAACCAATCTAATAAAGGCGGTGGCGGTGGAGGCGGTGTAGGTTTATTTGGTGAAGGTTCTAGTGGTGCGCGTGGTGTGGGTTCGGGTTGTACGGCTACTGGTGGCGCTGGCGGCTCTGGCGGTACTGCTGGCGGTACTTATACATCTGGTAATGTGCCCGGCGGTGCAGGCGGTAATTATGGTGGCGGTGGAGGCTCAAATAAAGGCTATGGTCTTGGTATGGCGGGTACAGGCGCTGTCCGTATCATGTGGCCGGGCAATACTCGCAGCTTCCCATCAACTTGTGCAGGAGCACCATAAATGAGTATCAAACAATATCCCGGTGGCATCATCACCAAGAACCCAACGGCTCCAACAAGTTCGGCAGCTAAAGGTATCTGGACGCTTGACCAAGCACAGAACTACACCAAGCAAGGCATCTGGCCTAGAAGCCCCGGCGCTCCTACGATTGGGACTGCTACGGCTACGGGTACAAGCACGGCTACGGTTGCGTTTACCGCACCTTCTTGCTTAGGTAATGGGTCGATCTCATACACGGCGACATCTAACCCCGGTGGATATACGGGTGGGGGTACAACCTCGCCATTAACCGTCAGTGGTCTGGCAGGCAATACTTCGTACACCTTTAGCGTAGCAGGAGCTACTCCCGGCGGCACTGGCCCATCAAGCGCAGCGTCTAACAGTATTACTACGTTCAATGCTGGCTCTCAGTCCTATACAACTCCGGGTTTATATTGTTGGGTTGCCCCTGCTGGCGTAACTTCAGTATCTATTGTTGCTATTGGTGGCGGTGGTGGTGGCCGTGTATGCGGTTGTACTTATTGGGCGGGGGGTGGACTAGGATGGACAAACAATGTTACGGTTGTTCCGGGCAATTCATATCAACTTAGGGTTGGTGTTGGAGGTGTAAATTCTAGGGGTACTGATAGTTATGGCCCATCCAATGCCGCTACTGGTGGCGGAGGAGGAACTGCCGCAGGGACTCACGCTGGTACGGGCGGTGGTAATGGTGGCGCTAAAGGCAACAACGCTGGCGGAGGCGCTGGAGGATACTCAGGTAATGGTGGTCAAGGCGGTTGCAGTGGTGTAGGTAATGCTGGCGCAGGCGGTGGCGGTGGCGGTGGCGGTGGTGGAAGTTTACAAAACGGTTATACCTGCCGTAGAGTATATTTTGGCGCTGGCGGTGGAACAGGTTTATGTGGTCAAGGTTCTAATGGTGCTGGTGGTACTACGGGTACTACTGGTGGAGGCGGTGGAGGCGGTAGTAGCGGTTGTAATGGTGGCAACGCAACTAATGTCTTTGCTCCTCCAACTGGCGGCGCGTATGGCGGCGCGGGTGGCACTACTATTTATCAAGCGGGGCCGTATGTTTGCTGTAGTTGGGCAAGTACTACCTACTATTATGGTGCTGGTAAAAATGGCGCTGTCCGCATTGTTTGGCCCGGTAACACACGTCAATTCCCATCAACTTGTGTTGGTTCACCTTAATATTTAATCTGGAGAAACAAATGAATCTTTACATCAAAACAGAAAACGGGCAGCCAATCAATCACCCAGCGTTTGAGGACAACCTCATTCAAGCGTTCGGTGCAATCCCAGAACACTGGGAAACTTTTATTCGTGTAGAACGCCCTACGATTGGTATTCATCAAGTTTTTGAATCTGATATACCTACATACGCCAAAGTAGATGGTGTATGGACTGACGTATGGACAGTTCGTGATATGACTGCGGAAGAAAAAGAAGTTGTAAAACAAACCACTATTAAAGTGGCTAAAGAAATATGGGCGGCAAGACCTCAAGTTGAGAATTGGTCAGCATGGGTATTTAATGAAGAAATGGCTAGATATGAACCGCCAATCCCCCGGCCTGAACCAGACCAAACCAAATTAGATCAACGTATCCAAACTTTCTGGTGCGGTGCAGACAACGCATGGAAAGATACTCCAGTGCGTCCAGAGGGCGAATATAAATTTGATTTCCTTGCTTGGGAATGGGTTGCGGTTGTAAACTGATAGCCCAACCAACAAGGAGAGAACATGGCCAAGACAGCAACAAAGAAGTCAAAACAAAAAGTATGCAAAGCCGCTGAGTCAGTAGCCGAAGTTGTACTGCAAACGCAACTTCAAGTTGCGCATCACTTTTCATGCCCAATCTATTTGATTGAGCGTCCTGACTTTTTAGAGGTGGTTAACACTGTCTCTGAAGAAGCATTGGCGGAATCTCGCAAGACGCAATCGCTCAATGAAATCTATCCTGTCTACATGACAGGTAACTATTACGGCGATCCACGCATGGCCAAGTTTTCCGAGTTTGTTGGGGCTACGGCTTGGAACATCCTTAATGAGCAAGGCTATGCCATGCAGGACAAGGCGGTGCAGTTCACAGAGATGTGGACACAAGAGCACCACAAGCACTCTGCAATGGACGCACACGTACATGGTTTTGGTTCACAGATTGTGGGCTTTTACTTCCTTGAGACTCCAGAAGAAGGTTCTCGCGTGGTGTTCCATGACCCCCGTGCCGCCAAAGTGCAGATTGATTTACCAGAGCAAGACATGGGCATGGCAACTCCTGCCAGCAA